ACTTTGAATGAACTTTTTGGTCTTAGCAGTCCATCTTACAGTTTCTCTGGAAGCATTCATATCGACATCATTCGAACCAGCCTTTACAGCAACACTACCGTATTTCTTGTTCATCTCCAGCTCACTGAAATCTATAACAGAGTAGTTTACCTTATTGATTAGAATGTGAGGTACACTATAAAACTTGTTATTCGAAATAGTAAACAATGGAGTATCCAGCAGGACCTCTACTTTAAAGTTAGGGTATGTTACATCGCCATAGGTATCTACAACGCTAAACTTTAACTCATCCGTAAAGTACATTAACTGTTTCTGTACGGCAGAGATATAAGCGTCTTCGTTATGGCTTTTCGCATGGAAAGATACAGTTACTCCGTTTTTCCTATCTGACTTCGACCAATTAATGTAATCAAAACTATCTATAACCTTATCATCCACAAGTTTTTTACCATAAATCTTATCCTTTTTAACAGTAACAGATTCCGGTATAACACACTTGAAATAGTCATCATAAATAAGAACTTTTGTATAGTGACCATTGTACCAGGACTCCAAAACATAGAATTCTATATTGGTTGATAGGGCACTTTTACTTCCAAGTCCATACTTACCAAGCATCTTCTTATTCAATCTCTTGGACGAGAATCCAGGCCTGAAGAAACCTTCCAGTCTCTTACCTGCCAGACCTACACCGAAGTCTTTAAAGAAAATCATATCCTTACCATTGTCATATCCTTTATGATAGACAATATCGACATGATTCATGCTGGTATCCAGCCATTCCAGGTCGTAATAGTCAGGATTAAACTTACTGGCCTTTGCCTCTGCACGGTCACTTTCTACATAGTAATCTTCAATAGTAGCTTTTCCGCTTAATATGGCAATAGCCATTAGCTTTTCCTCAATTGAATCTACACCGTTCGAGAAAGTCTCCCTTACAGAGGACTCTATGGGATAATTATACAAATCTTTCTGGATAACATCCATTAAAATTGGCATTCCATCCGCGTCTACTTCTTTCAGCAGACCGCTATTAATTACAATTTCGTCATCAAATACTGCCATGTAATCCTAATTTTTTAGTAAAATCGTCAGTCATATAACAGATCCTTTCAGGCGGAAGTTCATTAAATATACGCTTAAAGGCTTCCTCTGTCATACAAAACATCATTCCAGTTCTGTAAGGTCCTTCCGGTCCTGATTCCTGGCATTTAGTACCGTCTATTTCTATGATAACTATACCTTGGTCAATCATAACCTGACATTCGTGACAAGGTTTATTGGCCATTCCTATCACTTTCCCGTTCAGAGCCTCTACTTCTTTTGCTCTCTTTTCAGTAAGTACGCTATTCATTATTATAGGGCCATCAAAGTCCTTTCCGCATACCGGACATCTTTCTTTAGCCAGGGCTACTCCTATTATTGAGCTATCTTTCATTTATTAATTCTTTAATTTCGTTTAAAACTAATTGCTTATCTTCCTGATAAAAATATCTGTCAGTCGGATCCTTCTCTTCTACATTATAATAAACCGGTATTAGAAAAGGATACTCATCCAGATACTTCTTCTGGAACTTTTGTCCAGGTACATCATTATCTAACCAAATATACAACCTTTTGAATTTCTGTAAAAGCTTTAGCATCATAAATCTTGATATGATATTGCCTTCAGCTTTTCCTGCTACTGAATCCCAGTCGAAATGTTCGCGGAAAAACAGTACTTCCTTTGTACTTTTGGTAATAATACAGAAGTCTCTCTCGAACTTTAACTGCAAGAATCCTTCAACATAGTCAGCAGGATAGTTATTAAGAAACCTGTTGTCCTTGTCAAAAGGAAAATACAATTTATAGAATTCGAATATAGGGTAAGCTATACATAAGCTCTTGGGGTAAACTGTAGAAGTATATCCATTCACATAATCAAAATAGATAATCGATACTTCTTTTACATCATAATACCTTAGAGTTTCAGCCTTTACACCGTACTGTGCCCAGAACACTATAAAATTCAGCGTATACTTACGCTTGGACACTATCCTTATGGCCAATAAATCAGGTCGGGATTTAGGTGTAGCGCATATCTTAGGTGCGTTTCCATTTACAGGGAAGTTTACACCGCCGTCCAATTCCAATCTAAAGTCAGCATTTATCCTCGATAATGTGAGTATAATACTATTATAACCAAATAGTTGCTTGACGAAAGAAAATACATTTCCAGATACATTGGTTCCATAATCTTTAAACATCAGGGCTTTACCATACCAGAACAAAGCGAATGAGGGGTTTACGTCAGGTTTTATATCATTCCTTCTTAAAGGAGATATAAAAGGTCTGCCTATCTCCTGCTCTGTTCCTATATAGAAGGAATAGATGCTATATGCATCTACCCTTTCTAATATAGTCTCTTCTGACAGAAGATTATCCCACATACTAGGTCCAGGGAGCCTTAGTTGCAGTAGTTGGAACAGTATCGGTCGACGCTGCAGCATTGGTAAACGGATTGGCTTTGCCGGCCTTAGTCGTTTTATCCGAAGCTGTAGGAGTTGCATCAGCATATCCCTGAGATATCTCATAAGCTGTGAACTTAACCTTAGATTGCTCTTCAGGTATAGAATCCAGCTCCACCCATCCGCCATAAGAAGGCTTATAAGTGAATCTTGGGAAAGCTTTGTCAGCACTTTGCCTTAAAAATTTAATACGTAATGAACCTGCATTTACCAAATCTTCATCAGCAATCAGTTTAGCTGCAGCATTACAGATACTGAAGAACATCTTGTCTACAGTTGGCTGTGATGCCAATAACTTCTCCTGATTGGTTTTGTCGATTTTCATACCGGCTTTTGCTACTTCAGTCGGGAACTTTTCTTTCAGTTCATCTTCTGTAAAATACTGCAAAAACATCTCTTTGAACAGGTAGTAGAAATTTCTTAAATCTGCACTTACCATTTCCCACGAACGCGGGGTATTGTTCTTTTTGTCCGTTACTGAAGGCGGGAAGATAGTTATACGGTTACGTTCAGCCTCTTCAGGACTGTCCATAACTTCCATAAAATCTGCACCCTGTTTTCCTCTTACGAAAACTACCTCGAAAGCATCACCTTTATCGTTAGCTTTTCCAGGCGCCATTTTTAACCCTGTGTTAATTCCAATTTCAATCATAATATACGTATAAAAAATTAAAGATTACTTTTTCACTCCGTAAGTATAAGGGAATATCTTATCCCAGTGCATAACTACGTTTCCGTCTTCATCCGACTCTGAAATGAGTATCTGACCTTTAAGATAAGCATATCTGCTACCTGCAGCTACGTTACCACCAGATTCAAAACTCAGGTAAGCTTTGTTACCTACCCTTTTCATGTGGGCAATAGCATCGACCCTGGCTGAATAGGCATTCTTTACCTTACCTGTCAGGTTAATCTCAACTGTCTCCACTACATCCCCGGACGACGATTCGATAAACTTATCCTTCATGTGAGCAAGCAGAATAATTGTCTTTCCGGTACTTACAATTTTATCGTACCACTTCATCATGGCCTCACGTGAATACCGATAACCGTAACCTTCTCCCATTGCATGAACTGTTTCAAACATTGGATGGGTATGGTCCCACACCTGCTCTTTATCCACCAGGTTCCATTTTTTCCCCTGCGGCTTGGCCATGAAATTGTGAGTACCTACTACCTCACTCCATTCATCCCACTTTGTAATAGTATCGACTATGATAAAGTCTACACCTTCCAATACCATAGGATCTGATTTGATATACTCCACAAACTCCCCTATCTCATAAGGATTAGCCAACTGTACATACCTTGCTTTTACAGCACCTGCACCGTTTGGCTCATGTTCCATAATAAGGTGCTTTTTAAGGCCGGCTACAATAGTCGTCTTACCTACTTTAGGAGCAGAATAGATAATCATGGTCTTTGGTTCCTTACTTACAGGCTCTATAGGCTCTGAAGGAATTTCAAATGTCTTCATTAATATCCTTGTGCTATTTCTTTATAAACTGCCTGTATTGCATCTACATCTTCCGGCACAGGCATCGCCTGAAAATGCATAGATTCACCAGTGAACCTTAAAATTTGAGACACGCCGGCGATACCGGTCGAATGTTTAAGGACATGAATACTCCTACTTCTGGAAATACCTCTTGGCGTCACCATCGCGTCACGAATATTTATCCCTTTATAATTGCCCTTGGCATCCCAGGATTTGTAACGTCCTGGTTCAAATACCGACAGAACAAGGTCGGCGCTTTCCGTCATGTTACCAGTGTCTTTAAAATCTTCCAGTACCGGGTCCAAATCTCCCTGATTGTACTTTAACCTTTCAGTAGCAGAAATTGCTCGGTTGAACTGTGAGATACAAATAGGAGACATCATATAATTATCACGTGCAGCGCACATCTCATCGTCTAACGCATCCAATGTATCTTTCTTATTAGCTCCGGGCATTCTCTTAACTTTACCGACATGGTCAATTATTACAAAGAACAAGGTAGGTTTGAAAGGGATAAAAATCTTATCATTCTCGTACAGGATATGCTCTATACCATTATGTTCGATTATAAAATATTTTCTTCTGCCTGAAGGGGTATCTATGTACTGACCTTCATCGAAAAAAGCATGATACTCACCAAACTTATATATAGTAGAACTATCTGACTCGAAAAACAAACCGATCTTTTTAGCTTTTAAAGCAATGTCAGTAGAAATCTGCTTAACGCTCTTCTGACTTTCCCGCATGTCAATATACTGTGTGATCTGATTTAACCACTCACCGTGATTCTCTATAATCCAGTCACACTGGTCTTCTTGCAGTTCTCCATTACGATTGATGATTATGTCAGCCGGTATACGCAGTTTGGAATCTTTAAACATTTTCCATGACGCGAATTTTGCGTACTTGTACTTCTTTTTCCTCTCCATTGAGTAGTATAAGAATTCCAAATGGACCTTATCCTTCTCCTCTTGAGGCAATAGAAAAAAGGACTCCAGCATCTCCAGTATATTATGGTCAATGAAACTGGTTTTGCCTGTACCTGTGATAGAACCGAGCAAAGTATACTGCTCAGAATAAAAATTGAAAATCTCACCTAGTCTGTTGATAGCATTTTTCATAAAGAACGGTTTGTTCTTGATGCTATCCTTCATAGGCTTAAATAATTCCCTTTCGATCTCTGTTAAGATCCTCGGACTCTTTTTGAGTTCCTGACTCATACACTTCCTCCCATAGGCCGTTCGTTAAAAAATTAGCAAATCCGGGTAACATATTGTCTGAACTATAAACTGCAAATACAGTGCGTACAAACACATCAAAGTCTATTTCAGTACTTTTCAATATTTTATTCAACACTGCAATCGACTCTTTTGTACAAGTCCTGACATAATAGGATTTGCCTTGTCCATTCTTATGACTAAGCTGAACTCCGCACATATCCATCACTTTTTTGTAAATGATAGCGTCACTAAGACCGTAGAACTGTTCGGGGTAATTTAAACATTTACCCTCCGTGTCCTTGACCTTAATCAGCTTGGCTAATGATGTAGATATTGCGAACCTGCCACCCTGCGCAGGAATTATTACCTTATTGGAAACTAACGCCTCCAATAATTCTTTCTCCGTTAAAACCATAAAATTAACTTTAAACTTTTGATTTAACAATGTTCGACCCGCAATAATTTTCAACTTTCCAGTCTTCATTGTCCAGGTCAAAGGTAGAGAACATGTTCCGGGCCCATTTAATTGCCTGGGTAGGTTTTAGCTCTCCATTCTCATTGGTATAATACGGAAGCATTACATATACTGTACTCATCTGGTCAACTGGAAGCCTTAACAGACGCCCGTTTCGCTGGTTCATCGTTACTGCATCGTCGACAAAACTTTCCATAATCGCATGGGTTAAATTCGGGATATTAGCCCCTCTTTTCATCTTACCGCATAGAGCCATCTCTCTTATCCTGCCAGCTGCAAAGGAATTGAACCTTTCAACATTAAGGGAATCTTTATTTTTCCCGTGGTAAGTATTATGACTAAGCTTATCAGCTTGAGCTGTTCTCTGAGAGAATGTAACAATCTTATTAAAACTATTCTCTTCCAGAACTTCCTGTTTTATCTTCTTTATAATACCGACTACGCTATCCAGACCGTGAAGTAAATTCATCCTGTCCATTGGAATCTTCTTACCGAGTATATAATCGCACTGAGTTACCGTTTTTAAGTCTCCTGCAGAGAAAGCTTCAGACTTCTTGGCTTCCCATTTACGTATACTTTTCAATAGATATAAGTACGCGTCATTCTCGGACTGTTTAAAAGTCTTAGTCTCCCCGGCCTTTTTATAAGATACCGTGATAGTCTTTTCCTTATTCAAACAAAACTGAATGAACCTATACTTTACCTTATTAATGATTTTCTGTTCCTGCAGGTCTTCCCTGGGAATTTCAGTCAGTACGGGCAATAGGTCCTTATAGTATTCCTTCTTCTCTTCAGGCATAAAGCCAGTCATTCCCAGCAGTTGTACGTCAGCATACTCTTTAAAGAACGCGCCGTACTTACCGGTCATGGCAAAGTCTATCTCATCAGCTATTACAAGCGTATTAGACAGGTCGACCTTCTTCTTCTTCCATTTATAAGCAGTCTGGTAAGTCTGAAATATAGTACTGGGAATAAGACTTTTTAATCCCCACTTTTCCATTTCAGCCGGTATAGTTACCTCCTTACCCAATAGACTATCTATAAGGAATAGTACCTTTTCAGGTTTAAGCCTCTTTATAATCTCCATGGATATGCGGGTCTTACCGCCACCTGTGCCAATAACTATTACGGCACGTTTGGTTTCCAGGTTCATAAAGGCTTCTACAGCATCACTCTGCATCTTCTCTTGGGCTGTCTCTATCATACACTATAATTTAAACCCATTAATTTAAACAGGTTATTAAACTTTCTCTTAGCCGCACGTTCATTGTGGGCCTGATGATAGATACAATCCTTATCAAATATAACAGAGATCTTAGAACGGGGCTTTCCATTCTCTAAAACAGCAGCCCTGTCAATAAGAGTCTTTCTGAATACCATTGTCTTGGTATTAAACTCATAAAGAGTAAGGCCTCTTACCCATTTCTTAGAGCCAAGATACTTGAACTCATGGGGAGCAGGTATAACAACCTCTTCCTGGGTTTTACTTAACGCGACGACCTCATCGCTTTGGTTTATCTCTTTCATTTGGCTTCTTTTTTATACTCCTCTCTTAAAAAGGATAAATTATCGAGTATATAATCTTTGACTTGTCCGTCACATTTATTGTTATCGTACAACCAAAGTAAGTAAGAAGCAGGCACAT